TGCTGACAGTTTTTAACATGTTACAACCCGTCCCCTGGTGTGATGTACACCGCAGCCGTGCTGCTGCCAGTGATGCCTGTAAAGTAAGCGTTAGGGACAAACGTCAGAATCTCATCTGTACCAGGTAGCAACGGATAAGCGGGGCCAGTGCTGGTTACCACCGTGGCGTTGTTGGCAGCGTCAGCAGAGACTGTGCCGTAGCCCAGAAACACCGTTACAAGCCCGCTGTTGATGATGCGGTACTGGTTGCCACCTAGCGTAGTAGACAAGGCTTGCACAGGAGTAGGTGCAGTCACAGCAGCCGTGAAGACTACTGTGTTGCCTGTCTTAGTAAATGCGTTGGTACTCATGTTACTTAGCCTCTAGCGCCGCAATGCGGTCTGTCAGGGAAGTGATGAGGGCTTGCTGTTCTTGGATAGCTGCGGTCAGGGTTGCAACCAAGAAGCTGGTGTCTACGCCTTGGTATTGCGGATTCCCGTTTGCGTCTACAGCGTCCTTTTCGCCGCCTACGCAATCAGGAACCACCTCTTGCAATTCATGGGCAATAAACCCTTGACCATCAGTTCCATCAACCTTCCACTTGTACGTTACGGGTTTTAGCAGAGCGACCTTAGCTAATGCACCCGTCATAGGGGCAATGTCTTCTTTTAGGCGGTAATCAGACGATGTTAAAAATGACGTTGCCGACCCGCTTGTTTGAATTTTTCCAACTTGCCCATTAGGGTTATCGCAGGAAAGAACAATATAGTTTCCGGTCTCCGGTGCGCGGAATACTGCCGTAAATTCTCCAGCCACACCTAATGCGCTAAGTCTTGCTGCAGCAGAAAAACTGCCCGCTGATGTTGCGTTAATAAAAACAGCACCACCGGAGTCAATACGCATCCGTTCATTTCGTGAGTTTCCACCTGTAGAAAAAGAAACGCCGTCAGAGCCGTTGATGCTCAAGCCGTCTGCATTTCCATCGCCGCTGTGGTCATACGCACAGATAGACAAATTAAAAATATCGCTGATAGTCGTGCCAAGCTGTGGCCTAAAGTTCAATACCCCGCCCACATTAGACGTAAGGCCACCAGAGGTAAATAATGTGATTGCAGCACCGTTTAGCGTGGTCACCGAAGAGGTGCTTCCAACATTTAATTTGTAACCGGCGGTAGGAGTAGTAGTACCAATCCCCACATTGCCGCTGGAGTTAATTACCAAGTAATCGTTGCCAGCAGTTCCCGCATCGTTCAGCGTGCCAAAAAACAGCGCATTGCTTGCATTAAACAAACGCCAATTTCTGGAGTTGGCAGCTTGTGAGGTGTCTTGAAGAACAAACTCTGCTGTTCCCGCAGTAGATACAGTTAATTTACGAATAGGCGAACTCGTCCCAATTCCCACGTTTTGGCTTGTGTCTACGGTGACCGCTGTAGCTCCGTTGGTAGCAACAGTAACCGCGCCACCAGATGTGGCAATAGACACATTGGATGTGCCGTTAGAAATTGAATTTGATGTGATGCTGCTTGTGCCGCCAGATATGGTCACATTAGCCAGCGTCATGTTGTTAAGCGTGGTAACGGTGTTTCCTAGCTGGATAGCCGTGTTGCCTAGCGTGATAGTGGTCGCAAAGTTGCTGTCAAGGTTGGACAACGGGATAGATGCCGTAGCCGTGCCAAAGGTATAGGGAACTGCCATTTAGAACCTCACTCTCAATTCATGTTCAAACTCAAACGTGTTGTACACAAAACCAGCACTATTACTGGTGATGGTTAAACCCAGGTACTTGCCGTACTGCTGCGCGTCACTCTTGTACAAGGCGTACCCGTTGGAAGTCAGCCACCCAATAGTGGCGTTTCCGTTGTTCTTCCAAGGGATAGTGGTATAGCTATTGTTATACCAAGTGACGCTGTTGTCTAGTGAGTAAACAGGGCTGGAACCAGCCTCGCTGTCCACGGTGACGTTAAGTGAAGAGGCGTTGGTCAAGGTGGCCTCAATGCCAAACTTCAGCGCCTGCTTGGTACGGATGCTGTCGCCCATAGGCATCAGGGCCGTGCGGATAGTGCTGGCTACATTGCCTGTGGTGTTGCTGTACAGCTTGTACAGGTCAGTGCCTGTAGTCCCGTAGAGGTTAATCACCCCGCTAAACGGGACAGAAGTGACGTATGTCAACGCACCCTGGCTGGTGATGAACCACTTCTTCTCAAAAAACACCGCTTGTATGGGCCGCGCAGAGGATAACGGGTCGTTGTAGGTGAATGAGAACGCAGCGCACAAGATGCTGTTGAGTAGAACTTGTCCACCCGTGACGGGCTTGGTGAAGTCGATGTACGGGAAGATGCCGTCCAGTTGGTCAGAAATCTTGCTGGTGGTAGAGCCAACCAAGGCATACATTCCGTAATCGTTCATGAACAGGACAGAGCGGAAATACGGGAAGATGCCGTACACCCGCTTAGTACCAATACTGGCACTGACGTTGGTGTTGGTAAACAGGGTTGCGCCCGTGTTGGACACCCGCAAGTCAGAAAACACGTTGATGCTGTCATCTCCAAAGATGTACAGGAAGTTGTTGGCAGACAGCATGGCTTGAATGTTGCCGTGCAGCGTAGAGTCTGTGATGGTGAACGAACCCGCAGACACAGATGTAAAGTCGCTGACGCTAGTAGCAGATGAGTAATACACCGTCCTGCCAGCCGCCACCCATGACCGACCAGAGAAAGTAGCTACGTCCACAATCTTTTCCACATTGACAATAGCTGTGGCGGTTGCACCTGTGCCTGGTGTCCCGCTGCTGTCAGAGAAAACTACTGTTACGTTGGACGCAGAGGTGTACCCAGCGCCTACGTTGGTCATGATGACCTGGGTAATTTGACCGCCAGACACAATAGCGTTGCCTATGGCCCGTGTTGTATAGCCACTACCATCACCAATAGTCACAATGACGTTGGCAGAGTTGGTGTATCCCGTACCAAAGGTGTCCATAACCACTGACACTGTGCCCGTCTTAAACGTCACCAGAGATGCCAGTGCTGTAGCGTTGGTGGTAGCTCCACCTCCGCTGATAGTCACTGTGGGCGTAGACGTATAGCCTTGACCGCCGTTGGTAAGGGTGATGGCAGTGACAACACCGCTGCCAACAGTCACAGTAGCCGTTGCCCGCACGTTGCCAGTTGTTTCTTGCGGGGCAGAAATAGTGATGCTAGGGGTGCTGGTATAGCCTGCACCAGCGTTGGTGATGCCAATAGAGCCTACAGAGCCAATGCTGGACAGGTTGCCGCCATCCCAAGAGAACAGTCCCTTATCAGGGTCGCCAATAATGACCTTCTGGTTTTTGTATTGAGCAGTGGTTACGCCTGTAGAGGAAAATGTACCCGCAGCAGCAATATTGCCCTTGGTGGAAGTGGTTACGTTGAAATATTGCGCTGCACCATTGGATTGAAAGCCAATAACGTAATCGCTGACATCAATGTTGGCAGAAGTGAGCGCGGTGATTGTGTTGCCAAACGCAACAGCAGCATTGCCAGAATCTCTGACAACTGACTGCGCGGGAGTGATTTTTATGTTGCCAGCCCCAATGGGCATGGCGTTCTCTATCCAGGCAAATTCATCTTCTTTAATTGCCGTTCTGTTGGCTTTTGTGTTAAGACTAGTGAAATTCTTAACAACAGCATAAGACTTCTTTTGCTCTGCTGCTGCCATGATTAGTACGGGCTAGAGTAGGGGTCTGGAATGCGGCGCGTGAAGACAGAGTTCTGAACAGCATTGACATGCTTCATGTACTCTTGCTTGTAAATTTCCGCTTCACCATAGCTCTGCTCCTTGTACTTGGCCTTGTAGGCTGCGTAGAAGGCCACAGGCGAGGTGTACGGGGACACGATGACATCAACAGTGCTTGGAGAGGCTGTAGACAGTGCTGTAGGCAGGATGACCGTATCTATCTCAATGTAATAGCTCTGGTCTGGCACAGGAGCAATATATATCTGCCCCTGACCATAGGTTGAGAAGCATATGGGCCTGCCCACGTAGTTCTGCCAGTACCGTAGCTGGGCGTTAAAGTTGCTCCACGGCAAGTAGCGCAGCGGAATGCGGCTGTTACCCCAGTACAGGGTGATGTTCATCACATCCAACGTGTTCTGACCGTTGGGCATGGCTGCGTAGTTGATAAGTTCCGCAGGGCCGGAATACTGCATGGTCGTTGTGCCGTTGGTGAACGGTGCAGTCGGCGGGAATGTCGAGCCAGATGACGGGTAGGGCGGCGCAGAGTCGCCTGTAGTGCCGCCAGCCGTTACCTGGTAGATGAAAATGTTGGAGAACAGGTAGTCACCAGTGTTGACTGCCGTGTTTGCCGCCCAAATAGTAGCTACATTGCCACTAGAAGAAATGGGGGTTTGGGTAACTTGTAGGGTACGTAAGCACCCTGTATCTCTAACAACGCGCTCACGGGCGCTGTTAATGTCATCCGTTAGTTCAGCATCGTCCCAGAAGACACCATTGGCATCGTGCAGTAACCGCCGTACTTCCGATAGGTAGGAAGAAAGTGTTGCCATGTTGCTTCCATTTTATGCTGCCCTTTGCGTAACTTTTCCCCCTACGGATTTTTCAATCCGCAGAGGTACTACGCTAACCGCCGAGGGTAAGGAGCGGTTCTGCTCTGGCTG